TGTGGCGCACGCTCAACTCGGCGATCTCGCCGGCCCGCGCCCGCTCGTCCTGGTGCTCGAGCCACCGCTCGGCGCAGGCGAGGACGTGGTATCTGCCGGTGGGGCGGAAACTGTCGAGCACGGCTTCGAGGGGCTCGCCCTGGGCCACCCGCACCCGGATGTGGTGCAGCGCGTCGCGGGCGGTGTCGGCGTCGCGGATGGGCATCGGCCCTGCGGGGCCGGGAATGGAGTTGATCCGCCCTACCCTCTCGGGGATGCCCAGTCGGCGCGCTTCCTTGCGGAAGTCGAGCTCGTACCTCTGCACCCCCGAGGGGGTACGCCTACCTTGGATTCGCCCGTACTCTCGCATGGCTGCCCATGCTTGTACCCCAAGCGGGAGGCGTGCGGAACCCGCGAAAGTGGGGCGAAGGTCGGGCGCTGCGGTCACCGCGAGTTCTCGCCCTGGGAGGCACTCTGGGGCCGGGTCACGCGCCATCCAGCGCGAACAACTCGCCCAAGGCTAGCTGCTCCGCGTGCTTCAGGTTCTTCACGGCGATCTCGTAGTATTCCTCCTTCAGTTCCATCCCGACGAATCGCCTCCCTGCTTTGACCGCCTCAAATCCCTCACTTCCGATCCCCGCGAACGGCGAGAGCACCACGTCGCCCGGGTTCGACCACAGCCGAACGCACCGCTGGATCAGGTCGAGCTGAAGCGGGCAGATGTGGCGCTCGTCATCTTCGCCGCGGGCCTCGGCGACGTTGAGAGTATTGGTCTCCCTGATCCCGTACCAGACCGGGTGCGCCCACTTGATCCATTCCTCGTTCGACACGTCCGTCTTGACTGGCTCCGCGCTCTCCCCGGGTGCCCGGAAGAGCAGCACGTAATCCGCCATCGCGGGCCGGCTCCACGTCGAGTCCTTGTTCTTCTGGATGAACATCAGGGCTTTGGCCTTTGTGCGGATCGCCTGCGCTTGCGGGTTCTTGTCTACAACGATCTCCCCGTCGTAAATCCACCCGGCCTCGACGTGATGCCTCACCACATCTGCCCGGAAGTCTCGCCACCCGATGACGCCATGAGTGGCCTTCGTGGTCGTGATCTGCTGGACGTGGACGCAGGAACGGCGGGCGGGTTTCGTGGAGCGCAGGATCTCCTGAATCACGAAAGAATAGTGCTCGAAGAACTGGTCATAACTATCGGAGTTCCCTAGGTCGCGCTCGCTCGCGGTGTAGGTGTAGAGAGACGCGAACGGTGGCGAATACACCGACAGTCCGACACTTTCATCGGGAACCCCGCGGAGTGCTTCGCAGCAGTCCGCGCGATAGATCACCCACCCTTCGCCATGTGTCTGCCCGATCACGGTATGGGTCATCGCATCCCGCTTCGCTTTAGTGTCGCCTCATTCTCGTCGGTGAGGCTGGCCGCGAGGCGCCAAGCCACCGCGGCCACCTGGCACGCTTCCATCTGTACCACCACATCGCAGTTGGATCGGATTGCGTCCAGCAACTCGGCCACTTCCTCGGCAAGCACGCCGTAGCCTTCGTGGGCACTCGTGAACGGTCCGTACTTGACCTGCGCCTCGCGCATCTCTTCGTCTATCCTCTGGTCGACTTCTGCGGTGGTCATGTGGCCTCCATGAATGAGGGAAGTTGCATCGCGTGGTTCGCTTTGTAGGGAACGGTCCCTCGCAGCGTTCCGTGAACCGCCTCTAACTCTGCATCGCGCATGTAGCGGATAGTCTCCTCGGCCTGCATATGTGCGTCAGATTCCTTCCGCAGGACGTTCCGTACCACGTCCTCTTCAGAGTCGCTGGTCACGATCCACACCGACACGGGGGAGCGTTGGCCGAACCTCCAGCATCGGCGGATCGCCTGGTAGTACTGCTCATAGGAGTCTCCGAGCCCGAGGAACGCCATTCGGTGGCAGTGCTGCCAGTTCATCCCCCATCCGAAGATAGACGGCTTCGAGATGAGTACCCGTGCGCGCTCTGATTTCCATGCGTCATGTCGATCTCGGCGTGAGTCTTCACCGTCGGTCCCTTCAATCAGTACCGCTTCGTCTCCGAGCGACTCTTTCAGCTTGCGCCCCTCATCGTTCAGTCCGCACCATACGAGCCATTGCCCGGGGGTCGATTCGACGAGATCAGCGCACGCGGCTACCCGCTGATCTAGCGTCCTCTTCCTGGCCTCCGATCTCCCGGTGATCCCCGATAGCTTCCCGATCGGAAACAGCATCCCGTCTGGCGTGTATCCCGCCTCGACCGTCAACGAGTGAATCTCCAGCGGTGGCAGGTTAAACCCGGAGTCATCGAAATCGAGATCGCTCGGGCGCCGCAGGTACAACCCCCACGTCGCGAGCCATCGCCAAAAGGATTCGCGGGCGTGCCCTTTGAGTCGCCATATCCGTTCGTCATGCACGAAGAACGTCGCGAGCATCTCAACCCTGCTCATTGCGCCGAGGAACTCCGCATGATTCGCAAGTTCGGCGATTTCGTTCGGGGCGGGGGTGGCCGTACAGCAGAGCCGATAGGGGATGTCGGTGAACTCGCGTATCAGCATCGTGCGGGTCTTCCCGTCGAGGCTCTTCAGGATGCTCGACTCATCTAGGACTATCGCTCCATATTCATCGTGTCCGATGAATCGCTTGAGCCTCTCATAGTTGGTGATCCAGATACCCGGGAGAGACATCGGCTCCGTGCAGTACGTTACGCGGATGCCCATCTGTCGCGCCTCTTCGATGGTCTGATCGGCAACGCAGAGAGGAGCCACGATCAGCGAATGCGCAGCCATCTGGGAAGCCCACTCGATCTGCATCCGTGTCTTCCCGAGGCCACAGTCTGCGAAGATCGCAGCTCGCCCGCGTCGGATCGCCCACTCCGTGATCGCGGATTGGAACGGGTAAAGCGAGGGGTGGAGTGACCGGGGCTCAATCCCGCTCGCCGGGACAGGGTAAGACTTGCTCGCGATGAAGTCCGTGTAGTCGCTCACGCGGCGTCCTTCTCTGGCGCAGCCCCCGGAAACCAGATCCGCGGCTTCGTCCCCTGCCCCACCGGACGCGCCCGCTTGTCCTCCGCGATCTTGTGCATCCGCTTGCCGATCTGGTGCGCGTCGAGCTCCGGGATCACATCGGCGAGTCCGTGGACATTGCGGCCCGGGTGCAGCCGGATCGCCTCCACGATGAGATCTTCGTGGCGCGCGAACTCACCGCTTGCGGTTCCGTCCTCGCCAGCCTTCATGCTGCTCGCCGGACCCTCGCGGCGGGAGAGCGGGCGGGCCTTGTAGTTGAGGGCGAGCTGGTCGTGGGTCATCGGACCTTCACGAATCTGCGCTTCGAGATCTCGGCGAACTCCTCAGCCTCTTCCTTCCGCTCGGGATCGTTGAGCGCCTCCTTCAGCGCGGTCTTGTCCGCCTCGGGAGGCCGCTTCTTCAGCGCCCAGATGGGGAGGTGCTCGGGCTTCGACTTCACCAGCACGCTGGTCGCCGTGCCCCACGAGATCCGCACCCGCTCGTCCTCCATCTTCTGCCCGTCTTCCAAGTGCATCTGGAGGTAGTCGATCAGCCGCTGCGCCTCGTTCTTGCACGCCTGGCCGCGGGTGCGGAGTGCCTTCGCGTGGCTCTCGACGCTCTGCGCCTCGCCGAGGAATCCGTCGGCTTTCGCCCGCAGGCTCACCACGTAGGCGGCGACGTTGAGCGCCTTCGCCTCGAAAGCCATCTCGACCTTACCGAGCGCCTCCAGCCCCGCGTCGGTGATCTCGCCGGTCGTCTCGTCTACATGCTCCGCGAGCGCCGCCTGTAGCTCGTCGTGGAGTTGGTATAAAGTGGACATCAGAAGGCCCCCGCGTCGCCCAGTTCCGGCTGGTTCGCGTCGGTGTTGGCCGCGGCCTCGTCGGCGCGCTTGCCGATGATGCCGAGGCACTTCTGCACTCGGCTCAACTTCTCGGCGCGGCGCGGGTTATCCTTCGGCTTCCCGAACTCCTCCGTTTCCTCGCCCATCTCCTCAAGCGTGCTCTTCTCGATGTAGAGCAGCCAATCGTGGCGCTCGCCGCCGATGGAACCCTCGGTCATCTCTCGCCACGTCCGGTCCTTGAACTTCTTCCCGAAGCCAACGGGTGTGTCGAAGGCTGGTGCGCTTCCACCGTTCCCGCTCGTCTCGGGGGGCGCGGCTCGGCGCTGCTCACCTCTCGGCTCCTGCACCTGCGCGTCGTCATCCTTC